TGCATATGTTTTGTTCTTTTTTCTATAGATGCTGGGTCTTGCGAGTATGCTTTTATATCATATGTTCTTTCTGCAATACCATTTACAACTATATCGACAAACTTTGGTATAATCGGCACTGGTTTCCAATCTAAGTTTAAATATGATAAATCACCGTTTACAGATAATTCGTCTTTATATTTTTGTATTGATTGTTCACCCCTAGCATATAATTTTAAACGGTGAAAATTGTCTCTGTTAGCATAATACCTAGCTGTACCAGAGTCTCTTTTAAACCATTCTGATTCAACTGCTTTTGCAACTTCTAAACCATACTTTTCACTTGCTTTCTCAGCATTTGAAACTGCTTGGCTTGGGAATATGCCTTTTGGTAATAAATCCATCTATTTTATTATTTTTGAAATACTTCCTTTGTTATCATATTTTTTGAAACCAAAATCTAAAACTTTTGTTTGTCTTAATTGTTTTGGCTGGTATAAGTGTCTATTGCATGCCATAATTGCAAGCCCTGAGCTTATTGCGGCATCGTGCTTGGTTCTATTATTTATATTAAATTTAGACCAATCATTCAGTGTTGCATTGAAATATATGTTTCCATAGCTTCCATCTTCTTGTAATCCTACAAATTTATCTATATAAGATTCAATAGCCGCAGCGTGAATTTGTTTTATATCTTCAGATGTATTAGGTATACCACCTATTTCTTTTTCAGCTGTAGATAATTTATTTCTTGTTTTATCTGGCCTATTCATAGAATATCCTCGATACCCTCTTCGTTTTAAATAATACAACAATCTTGGTTTGTTATTTTCTGCAAGAAGTGGCATCCCATAAAATACTAATGCCATAAGTACATCTTCAAAAAATATTTCAGCGGTTTGAGGTCTTGCAATATATTCTAAAAAGAATGAATTGATTGGTGCATCTTCCATACTAAATTTAGTTAATCCATGTAATGCACCTTTTGAACCTCTTCCATCAGTTGTACCTGATATATCATAAGAGTCACATCCAAATGCCCCTATATGTTCGTTTCCTGGATACTTGCCCCCATTTTTAGTTATTACATGGTTTTGCAAATTTAAACTAGGAATCCAAGATATATTAAACCTTCCATTTAAATCAGGCATAAAAATTACTCTTGAATCTTTAATACCATTTTCCCATTGGAAGTTTCCTTTTGTTACAGCCCCTGATGTTAATACACCGTCGTTGTAATCTATTTGTTCATATATTTTTTGTAAATTAAATATACTGTTTTTTGTTTCATCTCTGAACGCATGTTCTTCTGTACGCGGGAACTGTCTATAAAATTCATTTAATCCATCTTGATCATTTCTTAATCCATCTGCTTCATTCTCCCAGTGTTCTATTATGCCAATGTCGATTTGATCACCATAGGGTCCCTCAACTGGAGTTCCGGGCGTATCGAATACAGGTATTCCATAAGAATCAATGAATCCTTCGTAGTTCCATTCCATAGGTATGAACAAACTATATAATCCCGAGCTAGTCTGTCCATTGCGGTTTCTTTTTGTAACGTCTGAGTCATAGTATAGTTTTTTGAAGTTATCTCCACCTTTATCTAAGGCATTAGAAGTAGACCCCATCATACATTTCCCTATTATCCTACTTCCTAGTCTCAGCGTTGTTTTAGTAACACGCCAGTTATTTAATATATTATCAGGTCTTTCCCATTTACCTGATTCATCGTGAACAAGTAATTTTAACTTTTCACCATCATAAGAGTTGTCCCCTGTGTTTTTCCAATCTATTGTTGTATCGAGCCCTTCGAGCGCGTCGGCGTTGGACTTGGTTGTACTGGTGATGGACTTTCTAGTGAGTTTGGAAGCGGGGACACGGTAGGCCAGCTCTGTCTTTGGCCTGTCCATTCCATCTTGTATTGGTTTGAAGAAAAATGGGTAGTGGGTTGATATGGGTACCACCTTGTCGGTAAACATCTTCTTTGCATCTGCACCAGTCTTCGATAAGATTCCGAATCTAGCATCGGAACTGATAGTAGCTTGGTTAACTGTTTCACTCGATGACATGAAGCTAAATCCAGACCGTCTATTCTTGAGGTAGCAAATTCCGTAGCATCTATTATCTGCCTTGCAAGCTTCCCAGAATATGAAGAATAATCTGTTTGCTTCTCTAAACTCTGGTCTCCCAACATCAATTTTGGACCACTGCAAGTAATTGTAATGAGAGCCAGTAATGTAAGTACTACGACCTTTGTTGCGAAACCAAAAGCCTTCTTCGCGTCTGGTAAATTCTCTATCAATGTATGCATGCCATGTTTCTTTAAATTCCGTTGGATATGTTTGCCAATCAAAAATTGTTTTTATATTTTTTAATTCAGCTGGATAATCTTCAGGCGTCCATTTATCATATTTGCTATACACATCTTTTTCTTCAGGCAACGCAATCTTTAGGCTTTGTATTTCATATATTTCACCTATCTTACCTGATTTACTTATAACAACTACATCATGCTCTTTGTTATATCCATACTTCCAAGCTTTCTTTTTATTTAATCTATGTATTGTTGTACGCTTAATAGGCTCAACAATTTTATATAAAGTTTGCTGATAACTCATTATTTTGATCGTTTTTCTGCAAATCCTTTAAAAGCTTCTTTATTTTCTTGTATAGGTTTATTATTTAATATAGCTTCTTCGGCTTGTATCCTGTTTAATATTTCAAACGCATCGAATATTGCTAACTTTTTTGTAGCTGCTGCATTTTTTAATCTATCAGCTGAAACGTCATCATCGGTTTCAACTATAGGTTCTTTTGCAACTTTAACAAGTTCATCAACTGCCCTATAGCCAGCTTGGATTATATTCGACTTCTTTTTCTTTATATCCATATTTAATTGAAATATCATTTAATTTTATTCTATACAATCTTTTACCGCCAACAATAAATTCAAATTCAGAATAAGGCGTAAAACCTATAACTTCATTTTTAGTTACAAAATCAGAACCATCTGTATAAACTACAATTCCTTTTAAGGGTTCTTCTTTTATTTCCCATTTATCATCAGCTTGTATTGGATTTACAAAACAGTAACCTGGCATTGCTATCCAATTATCATTTCTTTTATACATATATACCTGATCTAAATAACAAAAGTACATATTATTTTTAAAATAATTTCCACTATTTTTTTCTTCCCCTCTTACATCATAGTATCTTCTGAATATATTGTGATGTACTAATACTTCATCAGACTCGCGCAGAGGCGTTTTAAACGCGCCAGGAAGAGCTTTTACTATTGCTTCCTTACTTACGTACCTATAGTCACTAATTGACGTGTTTAAGATCAAATTTTTATCGGATACTTTTTTGGTATTTTTATAGCGGTTTTCTTTTGGTTTTATAATAAGTGCATATGGGTTATTCATAATCTAAATTATACTCTACACTTATTCCCATGTTTTTGTTAAAAGATTTCCAAAGTAACACTTCTTTATTCTTTTTAATATATATTTCGTAATCTGTATCTTTTTCTAATATATTTGTGATTACATGGTTACCATAAACTTCTTGCCCAATTTGATAATGCATTGCATTGTCTTTATAGTCTCTGCCTATACTAATTTTTCTTATTAGCTTCATTTGATTCAATTTTTTCTAGCTCACCTGTTTCAATGTTTATATTGCATTTTCCATATATTTCTTGTAAGCTAGATTTCATATTATTTAATTGTATTTCTAACTGTGAAAATTCATGGGCTAATTTATGACCATTTATAGTATTTAACCCAATTTCATTTTGTTTTGTAGATATTTTATCTACTAAAGCTTTTAAATTATCAAGCTCTTTTTTCTTTAATTTCATAAGTTATTGAATTTGATTTAATTATATTTTTTATATATTACGCATTATATGAATGGTTCAAATCCATTCGTTTTTTTTATTTTATAATTTTAAATCCCATACTTCGTGTGTATAAGGAGACGATGTTCCTACACGACCAAATAAAAGAATATGCGACATCTCATCATTAAGTTGCATAAATCTAATAGCCATATTGCCTATTATTGACGAAAAATCAAATACTGTCCCTGTTCCTCTAGAAGAAATATCATAAGCAGTTGATAAATCATATTGCGCTATTTTACCATTTTGATCACCACCGGCATAAAATTTAGTCCCATCGTGATTAAATTGGCACGACCTTGCCCTTGAACCTAAATCAGTTACTGCAAAACTTATGCTAGTTGCAGTACCACAGCCAGAACCCGACGATAAATCACCTGCTGTACTTAATGAAATAGCTTTTACAGTATCGTATTGTAAATATAAAGTATCTTCATTACGAGATAAAAATTGTGATGATGATGTTCTCTCACCACCACTTCTCGTACAAGTGTCTGTGTTAATTGAACCAGCTGTTGATATATCTCCTGCTGTACCTAATGGCTGCGAATAATAATTATTTGAATAATATGGGTCGTAAGAAATCCAATCTAAATCTTTATTTATTATAACACCTGTCATATAATTTGGCATTGTTGCGGTAGTTTGGTATGTTTTTTGAACAGTACCTATTGACGTAACATCAAATGCGGTACTGAAGTTATATTGATTAAACCAATGTTGACTGTTAGATAAATGTGTAGTTATTAGCCTTGTACCATCAGCGCTTATACACCCACCCCTTGGGTCACCTTGAGAACCTACTGTAAGTGTTTTTGAAGCATAAGACGTTGCATTAGATAAATCTCCGTCAAATATTCTTTCTTGCGATATTAATCTTTTACCTAAACTCATATTTTACTACATCTGCTTTTTTTGTTAATGCATTAATTGCCGCTTCGTGATCGTTATGACTTGCTAGTATTGCAGTTCTTTCATCTTCTACTTCTTGTGGTACATCTATATTTCTATTTAATTTTCTTATATAATACCAATCAGTTGTTAATAATAAACTATTTGTATGTTCTTGCAAATAATTTAATTTTTGTTCTTTCAGCTCGGTTAAAGTTTCTGACCAAGTTTTATCTGAAACATCTTTAGTAAAATTTTCACTTGCAGAATCAAAATATAAATCTCCAAGTTCTTGTATTCTTGAGTCATATTCAGGAATTACTACATCATAAAAACCATAAGACCTTAAGTCATCATCTGAAAGTAAATGAAATCCTCCAATAATATCTCCCCATGAAGATGGCAATGTATTATATGTTTTAATTTGTCCGTTTATATTTATTGCTTTCATATTATTAAGGTGTTGTATCGCTA